TTAAAACCAGAAACCAGGCATGGAGAGAGGGATGATGCCTAACCCATTCGACGCAGTAATGTTCGTGCTGCTGGTCATCGGCGCACTTCAGGGTATGGGGTGGCTGCCATGGTGAGCAAACTCAAACAGCGGCGCATGCGCCGCCTTAAAGCCGATGTTAACTGGTGGCGCGAGGAAGCGGAATACGGTAACCGCCGCATCCTGGAACTGGCCGGTGAAATCGACAGGCTCAAAAAGCTGGTTATCCGCGTGCCGATGCCGGTGGTGGTCCCGGCTCAGTCTGCGGCATTCGTCGGGATTGACCTGGCTGGTGGCAAAGACCAGACATCGATAATCGAAATAGAAAACGGGGAGGTGCTGAAATGGTCACGGTAAACCGGGAATCACTGGCCGAAAAGATTAATCGGCTCGAGTCACGCGGCAACGCTGAATACGCATTAGGGTTAACCCTGAACGAGGAATATCAACTTGCAGCGTATCGCATGCTGCTCAAGTATCTGACCGGTCCTGTTGAAGCTAGTCTGGAGAATGGCAATGGCTAAGACAGCAGCAGAACGCAAAGCAGCGCAGCGCGCCCGCCAGGCGGAAGCCGGTGATCGCAAACTGGAGCTGGTGCTCGATGAGCAGGAAATGGAGATGCTCGCGCGCAACTGCGTCGCGCGTCGTCCTGGCCGGGAGCCATACGAACTGAGCGAGTACATTGCGCTGCTGATCCGCCAGGATGATGCGCGGGTACGCGGCCGCATCAAAGCCATCAGCGCCAATCGGTGCGGCAGGTGTGGGGATAAATTGCCGGTTGCGGACTGCTGCCTGAAGGAGGAGGAATCCTGCTGGACAAGGCTTGGCTGGCACGAAACGAAACTTGCGGTGTGACAGGTCACGGCGGGTTGACTAAATCCTCACATGATTATACTGTTTAAATGTACAGTATTTTTATGTGAGGTTCCATCATGGGCTTTCCATCTCCGGCAAAAGACTACGCAGAAGCAGCTCTCACAATCACCAGCCTGTGCGGCTACGACGGAAACTGCCGCACCATTGAGACGTCGGCGGGCTATGCAATCATCAACGTTTCGCACAAACCACATCCGGGTGACACCGTGCTGATTTCGTATTGCGGCCGCACTGAATTCGCCGTTGTGCAGGGCAAGGCGCTGATCACTCCTGACGGTGAAGCGCTTGAAGGTGAGGCGCTGGACGATACTACAGTGCACGGCGTGGTGACCCATTTCCTGAACCGCGTAGGCAATCAGCAGCCAGACCCGATACCAGTCATGTAACATCTTCGCGGGCGTGATAGTATTACCTGCATGGTAATAAAATTACTCAGGTGGTAATGATGCCCGCGACACCAAAACCGCATAAGCGCAAATCTACGCAATTTGAGCCTCTCAGTGTTCTGAAGGAGGCTTATTGTCAGGAATACATCAAATGCCCGGAGAATCAGACTCAGGCGGCGATTAATGCCGGGTATTCACCCAATACGGCGGCTAAGTTTGCCAGCCAGAATATGCGCGATGAGCGCGTCCAGAAACGAATCGCCGAACTGATGGAAGAGCGCAATAAGCGCATGCGCGTAAGCGCTGATTACGTCCTCATGCGCCTGGTGGAAATCGACCAGATGGATGTGCTGGATATCCTTAACGACGACGGCAGCCTGAAGCCGATCCGCGAATGGCCGAAAATCTGGCGTACCACGCTCAGCGGGTTCGACCTGTCCTCAACCATCATGAACATGAACGAGGATTCGATAGAGACCATCCTCAAAAAAATCAAATGGCCGGACAAGGTGAAGAACCTCGAGCTGATTGGTAAGCACGTCGACGTCAACGCGTTCAAAGAGCGCCTGGAGGTTTCCGGCACCGTCACCATCGCCGAACGCATGGCGAAAGCGCGCAGCCGCGTCAAAGAGCAGGCTGGTGGTGAATAATGACAGCACCAGCCATGTCGCCGGAAGAGCAGCTCGTCGAGGATATCGCCTCGTTCACGTATGACCCGCTGGGCTATGCGCTGTATGCGTTTCCGTGGGGCGAGGATGGCACAGAGCTGGCGCACGCCACCGGGCCGCGTAAGTGGCAGGCTGATGCATTCCGCGAGATACGCGATCACCTGCAGAACCCCGCGACGCGTCACCAGCCGCTGATGCTTGCCCGCGCATCCGGCCACGGTATCGGTAAATCTGCTTTCATCTCGATGCTGATTAACTGGGGCATGTCCACCTGTGAGGACTGCAAGGTGGTGGTGACCGCCAACACCGACAACCAGCTGCGCACCAAGACCTGGCCGGAAATCATCAAATGGTCGAACCTGGCCATCACGAAAGAGTGGTTCACCTGCACCGCCACGGCGATGTACAGCAACGATCCTGGCCACGATAAACGCTGGCGCGCTGACGCTATCCCGTGGTCTGAACACAACACAGAGGCGTTCGCCGGCCTGCACAACGAGCGCAAGCGAATCATCGTGGTATTCGACGAAGCGTCCAATATTGCCGATCTGGTGTGGGAGGTTGCAGAAGGTGCACTGACGGACGAAGACACCGAAATTATCTGGGTGGCGTTCGGGAACCCGACGCGCAACACCGGGCGTTTCCGCGAGTGCTTCCGCAAATACAAGCACCGCTGGAAGTGCGCGCAGATTGACAGCCGCACCGTGGAAGGCACCAACAAGCAGCAGCTGCAGAAATGGGTGGATGACTACGGCGAGGACAGCGACTTCGTTAAGGTCCGTGTGCGGGGGATCTTCCCTGACGCGTCTGAGCTTCAGTTTATCCCTACCGGACTCACCGATGATGCAATGAAGCGCGTAGTGACCGCTGCGCAGGTGGCGCACGCTCCTGTGATTATCGGCGTCGACCCGGCGTATTCCGGCGTGGATGACGCGGTGATATACCTGCGCCAGGGGCTGCACAGCAAAGTGCTCTGGACCGGCAACAAAACCACCGACGATCTGATTATGGCGAAGCGCATCGCCGACTTTGAGGATCAGTACCAGGCTGATGCGGTATTTATCGACTTTGGCTACGGTACCGGGCTGAAGTCCATCGGTGACGGCTGGGGCAGGACATGGCAGCTAATCCCGTTCGGCGGCGGCTCTACCGACCCGCAGATGCTCAACAAGCGCGGCGAGATGTTCAACAGCTGCAAAACGTGGCTTAAGCTGGGCGGCGCGCTGGACGATCAGGAGACGGCGGACGACCTGTCTGCGGCAGAGTACAAAGTCAGGGTGGACGGCAAGATCGTCATTGAGCCGAAGGAAGATATCAAAGAGCGCTTGGGCCGCTCGCCGGGCAAGGGTGACGCATTGCTGCTAACGTTTGCTTTCCCGGTTACGAAGCGGCTGCGCATTCCTGGGCAGGAGAGCCAGCAGGGGAAAGCGGTCACAGATTACGACCCATGGAAATAGTTAATAAAACAATGGGCGCAAAATTGCGCCTGGGCAAAGGACAAAATTGTCCTTTGGCAATAACCGATAAAACAAAGCCCGCGCATCGGCGGGCTGGTTGTGACATGACACGGAGATATTAGATAACAATCCAGTCATCAGATAGCAAATCAGTTTGAGATGCCAGCCAAGGCACAAAGCAGCCGTCAGCAGTTTTCATCCCAACCCACGGTAGAAGTTTTACTCCAGGAACAAACGTATACTCGTCACCGCATGTAACGTCAAAGCGCCAATCGTTAGGTGTTGCTGATTGTGGAGGCTTGACCAGTTGCAAATACATGCCTTTGCCATTCCATCCTGAACGGGCGATACGCCTGCCATCTTTGAGTGATGCCAAAGCAGATGAGAAAGATAATGTGGATGTTTCGCTCATGATTTTCACCATTTTCACCTTAAAAAAATGCCAGACATTGCTGGCATTTGATATTCGTATTTTGAGTGTTTGTGTCGTTTAAATCAGCGGGCTACATAGCGCGCCGGTTGAACGAGGATCGGCAGAAAAGACGCTCAGTAATTGCTTTACTTTACGCGTAAACATTCGCTCAACGACCTTCCAGCTTTCAGGCTTAACGACCAGCGCCATCGTTGCAGATGCCGTAGCAACCGCCCACATCAGCCCGTCTAATGCGATTGATGGTGCATTGGTGAAATGGATTGATAATTCACGCAGCCCGATAAAAGCCAGTGCCACGCTAATGCCGATTACAAGATATTTGTACTTACGCATAACGACCTCTCTATGTTGGAAAAAATGCCCGGACGAACCTGGCGAATAATCAACGGAGTGCCTTCCTTGGCGGGTGATGCAGGGTTTACAGCGCAACGTCATCGGAATGGCGTTCTGCTGTAAAAAGGGCGGTGGTCAGAAGTGTGAGCAACTGCCACCGCCAAAACTACACGCATTGCCTGGTACTGCCGTATCACGGTCCTAACGTGATTTGGTGTGGTGGCCGGTGCTGAACTCCGGCATTCTCCACCCTTAGTCAGTCAGTTTTTCCGCTCGAGTCCGGAAGGAGATAGAAACTGTCGACGCTAAATTCGCGCATCAGCCTGCGCATTCACCACAACGGAAAGAGCATTCCTGCCATGTGCACTCATTCAAGTGGAATGCATAAGGTGGTGTCTGAAATGCTCTTTCCTGTTGTGTGCCTGTCTTTCCAGGCTGTCAGTTCTTTATAGCCATTTGAACTCATCGGCCTAACGAGTTTTAACGACCTTTCCCGTTTGCATCATCTTGTCGCCGCCGTTATCGGTGCGGAACCGCCACTGTCCAGGACATTTAAAGGGACCGTCTCCAAGTGGTAACTCTTCCAGTCACGCTAAGCACCTGCAGAGATGCTTAGCGTGATTGGCTGATATCCTCGTCTCTTCCGAGGTGTCACACCTGATCGCCACGATGGTGAGTCGTCATGTCGTGCATACCGATAACACTGACTTGCACATTCCGGTTGCCCGCTTGGCCGTAAACAGCAAGGAAGCCATCGGACCGCTGCGGCACATGTGCCATATACCGTACTGCTCACACCTGGAAGCGCACTCACCAGTTTGATTTAGCGACAAGACCTCACAGAACTGATATCGAAGTGCGCTTTCATGTTGTGTGCGGAGATGATGCTCCGCTTATCCACCGCCTTTACTTTTAAGCCCAACATGCTGCTGCGGTACTCCGGGCTACTGCATGAGCGGTCACATAACCACCTCCGCAATCCGATTGATTTCGTAATTCATTACCTGAAGGGTAATAATAACATCCGAATATGTCAATGCACTACGTAAAATAATCCATATATGGTTAAATTGGTAATAATTTAATCGTGTGTGAGGTTATCGCTATGTGTATCGGCAGCAAGCCATCAGTGCCAGCGGCACCAGAAGTTCAGGCCGCGCCTCAGGAGCAGGACGCCGCTGTGGTCAGTGCCCGCGATGACGAAGAGCGCCGCCGCCGTGCCGCAGCAGGCCGCAACTCGACAATGCTTACCGGTGCTCAGGGCGACACATCCGCAGCCAACACCAGCGGTAAAACGCTGCTCGGTCAGTAACGGAGACCTGAGATATGGCGGAAACCGAAAAAGAGCGACTGCTGAAGCAGCTCGCACAGCTGAAGACTGAGCGCACATCGTTCGAGCCACACTGGCGCGACCTGAGCGACTTTATCAATCCGCGTGGTTCCCGCTTCCTGACGTCTGACGTTAACCGCGGCGACCGCCGCAACACCAAGATTGTTGACCCTACCGGCTCAATGGCTCAGCGAATCCTGTCCAGCGGCATGATGTCCGGCATAACCAGCCCTGCCCGTCCGTGGTTCAAGCTGGCAACACCTGACCCTGACATGATGGATTACGGTCCGGTTAAGATCTGGCTGGAAGTCGTGCAGCGCCGCATGAACGAAGTGTTCAACAAGTCGAATCTGTACCAGTCACTGCCTGTCATGTACGCCAGCCTGGGTACTTTCGGTACCGCCGCAATGGCTGTGCTCGAAGATGACCAGGATGTGATCCGCACAATGCCTTTCCCGATTGGCAGCTATTACCTGGCGAACAGCCCACGCGGCAGCGTCGATACTTCATTCCGCCAGTTCTCCATGACCGTGCGCCAGCTGGTGCAGGAATTCGGCCTGGACAACGTAAGCACATCAGTCAGGGGCATGTGGGATAACGGCACGTATGAGGCATGGATTGAGGTAAACCACTGCATCACGCCAAACATCAACCGCGACAGCGGGAAGATGGACAGCAAGAACAAGCCTTTCCGCTCCGTCTATTTCGAGACCGGCGGCGACGCCGACAAGCTGCTACGTGAATCCGGTTTTGATGAGTTCCCGATCCTGGCGCCGCGCTGGGAAGTTAACGGCGAGGACGTTTACGCGTCATCCTGCCCTGGCATGCTGGCGCTCGGTCAGGTTAAAGCCCTTCAGGTTGAGCAGAAGCGCAAAGCTCAGCTGATCGACAAAGCCACTAACCCGCCGATGGTCGCACCGACGTCGCTGAAGAATCAGCGCGTTTCCCTGCTGCCAGGTGATGTGACTTATATCGACGTGGTGAGCGGCCAGGACGGTTTCAAGCCTGCTTATCTGGTCAACCCGAATACTGCCGACCTGCTGGCTGACATTCAGGACACCCGCCAGACCATCAACAGCGCCTACTTTGTCGACCTCTTCATGATGCTGCAGAACATCAACACCCGCTCAATGCCGGTGGAAGCGGTGATCGAGATGAAGGAAGAGAAGCTGCTGATGCTAGGACCGGTGCTGGAGCGCCTGAATGACGAGGCTCTAAACCCGCTTATCGACCGCGTGTTCTCAATCATGGCGCGTAAGAACATGCTCCCGCAGCCGCCTGACGTAATGCAGGGCATGCCGCTGCGCATCGAGTACATCTCCGTTATGGCGCAGGCGCAGAAATCTATCGGGCTCACCAGCCTGTCGCAGACGGTTGGCTTTATCGGCCAGCTCGCACAGTTCAAACCTGAAGCACTCGACAAGCTCGACGTGGATCAGGCAATCGACGCTTTCTCTGAAATGTCCGGCGTATCGCCGACCGTCATCGTTCCGCAGGAGCAGGTGCAGGGCATTCGAGAAGAGCGTGCCAAACAGGTTCAGCAGGCACAGGCCATGCAGATGGGTATGGCAGCGGCGCAGGGTGCCAAGACACTCAGCGAGACGCAGACCACTGACCCAAGCGCGCTTACCGCTCTCACTAACGCAGCAGGAGCGGCGCAGCAATGACGGACTTCGATGAAGAAGAACTGCGCATTCAGAACGAGCGGAAGAAGAACGATCTGGAGCAGCGCGAGAAGGACGACATCAAGTTCGTCATGGATAGCGAGCAGGGTCGACGCGTCATCTGGTCGCTGCTGGAGAAAGGTCAGGTGTTCGGCGCCTGCTTCAACGTAGACCCGTACATCACCGCATTCAACGAAGGGCAGCGCAACCTGGCGCTGGTTCTGTTACAGCGCGTCATGGCGCACTGCCCGGATCAGTATCTGAAGATGGCCGCAGAGGCCAGTGAACAGGAGTAACCATGAATTTATTTGAACGTTTGCTGCATCGCCGTCTTTGCAATGAGCAACCAGCTGATGGTGGCGCTGCACCGGCGCCGTCTGAGCCAGCAACACCTTCTGCCGAAGCTCCAGCACCTGCAGGCGAACCGGCGAAACAAGAAGGCGAACAGCCCCAGGCTGGCAAGCCTAAGGACGACAAACCCGCTGATGGTGAAAAGCCAGCAGACAAGCCTGCTGAAGAAAAAGAGCAGAAGCAGGAAGGCGCTCCGGAGAAATACGAATTTACAGCTGGCGAAGGCGTTGAGCTGGATACCGAAGCGCTGAAGGACTTCGAACCGGTTGCCCGTGATCTGAACCTGACCAATGAGCAGGCGCAGAAGCTGGTGGACGCGTACCCGAAAATTCTTGCCGGTGTTCAGCAGCGTCAGGCAGAAGCCTGGCAGGCGCAGACAGAACAGTGGGCAGCCGACGTGAAGGCTGACAAAGAGATCGGCGGCGACAAGCTGACCGCAAACCTCAGTGCTGCGCAGCGTGCTCTGGAGCAATTCGGCGATCAAGAACTGAAAGAATACCTGGATACAACCGGTCTGGGTAATCACCCGGCGCTTGTTAAAGCGTTTATCAAAGTCGGCAAGGCAATGTCAGAAGACAAGGTTGTCACCGGCGGTCATGAAAGCGGCGGCAGTGACCTTATCTCCGCCTTCTATCCCAAAAAGTGAGGTATGAAAAATGGCTTTAATCGGTCAAACTCTGCCATCGTTGCTTGACATCTACAATCGTACTGACAAGAACGGGCGAATCGCGCGCATCGTGGAACAGTTGGCGAAAACCAACGACATCCTGACTGATGCGATCTATGTGCCGTGTAACGACGGCTCTAAGCATAAAACCACCATCCGCGCAGGTATTCCTGAGCCGGTATGGCGCCGCTATAACCAGGGCGTTCAGCCAACCAAAACCCAGACCGTACCAGTGACAGATACCACCGGTATGTTGTACGACCTTGGCTTCGTTGATAAGGCTCTGGCGGACCGTTCAAACAATGCCGCTGCGTTCCGTGTTTCCGAAAACATGGGCAAGCTGCAGGGCTTCAACAACAAAGTGTCCCGCTATACCTTCTACGGTAACACCGATGCTGAGCCTGAAGCATTCATGGGCCTGGCGCCACGCTTCAACACGCTGAGCACCAGCAAAGCTGCAAGCGCAGAGAACGTATTCAGCGCCGGTGGTAGCGGCTCTACCAACACCTCTATCTGGTTTATGTCATGGGGCGAGAACACAGCTCACATGATCTATCCGGAAGGCATGGTTGCAGGCTTCCAGCATGAAGACCTTGGTGACGACCTGGTAAGTGACGGTAGCGGCGGCCAGTTCCGTGCGTATCGTGACGAATTCAAGTGGGACCTGGGTCTGAGCGTGCGTGACTGGCGTTCAATTTCCCGCATCTGCAACATCGATGTGACCACGCTGACCAAAGACGCAGCAACCGGCGCTGACCTGATCAGCATGATGGTTGATGCGTACTATGCCCGCGACGTGGCGATGCTTGGTGATGGCAAAGAAGTTATCTATGCCAACAAAACAATCCACGCATGGCTGCACAAACAGGCTATGAATGCCAAAAACGTGAACCTTACTATCGAAGAGTACGGCGGTAAGAAGATCGTTTCCTTCCTGGGCATTCCTATCCGTCGTGCGGATGCAATCCTCAACACTGAATCTGCCGTAACGGCGTAAGGAGAGAGAATCATGTTGCTTGATCAACAGGCTTTGTTCTCCGCGGCTCAGGCCATTACGGCCACCGCGGTATCAACAAACGTTATTGACACCGGCTCCAGTAAGGATGTCGGTAAATATGGCGATATCCCGCTACTGATTCAGGTTGTTGAGGCATTTAACACCCTGACCAGCCTGACCGTAACGGTGCAGACTGATGACAACTCGTCTTTCAGCTCTGCAACAGATGTGATCTCCATGGTCATTCCTTTGGCATCCCTGACCGTTGGTTACAAAACCCCGGTCATCACGCTGCCGATGAAGCTGGAGCGCTACATCCGCCTTAACTACACCGTCACCGGTACCGCGCCGACCACTGGCAAAGTAACCGCTGGCATTGTTGGCGGGGTGCAGACCAATGTCTAAATATCGCGTCAAAGAACGCTCCTTCATTAACGGCAAGCTCTGCGAGCCTGGCGATATTGTGGAGTTTTCCGGGGAGGCTGGCAAAAACCTTATCCCTTATAACGACGGTGATGTCGTGGTGAAGGATGACGATCTGCCAACCAATGAAGAGCTTCAGGAACTGGACCAACTTCGTACCATTTACGAAGAGATGTTCGGCGAAGCTCCGCATAAAAACACCAGCGCAAAAACTCTCAAAGAGAAGATTGACGCCCGGCGTAAAGAACTGGGCGTGTAAGCGCTCGATAAAGTGCTAAAAGCCGGGGCCATTCGGCCCCGCTTTTCTATGCGGAGACCTGAGAATGAAAACTGTAAACATGAAAACAGGCACCGACTCATTCGTTGGTGAAGATGGAAAACCAGAAACCAAAGATCAGTATCCGTGGGGCCTGCGCATCACGCTGGATAATGAATCTCTGCAACGTCTCGGCCTGAATGCAAAATCACTGCCAGCGGTAGGTGATAGCGTGTCAGTTATGGCAATGGCTAACGTATGTTCTGTGTCTACCCGCACCACAGATCACGGTGAAGACAACTATGTTGAGCTGCAGATCACCGATATTGGCCTGGCTCCACAGAAACGTGATGATGCCAAAGAGCTGAAAGATGCATTCTACCCAGGCGGGGAGGATGATTAATGGCCTCCGTTATCGAGATCTGCAACCGCGCGCTGAGCAATATCGGCAACAGCCGCAGCATTAACAGCCTGAACGAGGCCAGCAAAGAAGCCGATCAGTGCTCCCTGCATTTCGATGCGTGCCGCGATGCTGCGCTGGCTGACTTCGACTGGAACTTTGCCACCAAACGCCTTGCGCTGGCCGATACCAATAATCCGCCGCCGGACTGGGCATACGCCTACCAGTACCCTACAGACTGCCTGCGCATTACGGAAATTATGGTGCCCGGTGTTCGTAACCCGACGGCTGCCATGCGTATCAATTATGTGGTCGGATCGAACGGCGACGGCACTGGTAAGTTGATCTACACCGACCAGCCGCAGGCGTGGCTGAAATACATTGCGCGCATCACCGACGTGAACATGTTCGATGCCATCTTCATGGAGGCGCTGTCATGGCGTCTGGCGGCCGCCATCAACATGCCACTCACCGGTAGCGCAGATCTCGGCAACAACGCGCTGAACATGTACCGAAACGTCATCCTGAGCGCTGGCTCTCACAGCCAGAACGAATCTCAGGAGCCGCAGCCACCAGTCGATGAGTTTACAGCAGCGAGGTTGTCATAATGGCTATCAGCTGGATACAGCCGAGCTTTGCCGGTGGTGAGATTGGCCCGTCACTGTACGGGCGCATCGATATGTCGAAGTATCAGGTGGCGCTGCGAAAGTGCGATAACTTCATAGTCCGCCAGTATGGCGGGGTGGAGAATCGCCCGGGCACGCGCTTCGTCGGCGAAGCCAAATACCCGACCAAAAAATGCCGCCTTATCCCGTTCCAGTTCTCGACCGTACAGACCTATGCTCTGGAATTCGGTGACGGCTATATGCGCGTCATCAAAGATGGTGCGTATGTGCTGAACAGCAGTAATGTGATCTACGAACTGGCGATGCCGTATGCTGAGGCCGATCTGTTCCGCATCAAATTCACGCAGAGCGCCGACGTGCTAACGCTTGTTCACCCGGCCTATCCACCGAAGGAGCTACGCCGCTACGCGCACGACAACTGGCAGATCGTCGACGTCACCACCAAAAACGGACCGTTCGAAGATATCAACGTTGACGAGTCAGTGAAGGTGTATGCCAGCGCCAGCACCGGCACCATCACGCTGACGGCCAGCTCTGCCATCTTTGGCGCTGAGCAGGTCGGAAAGCTCTTCTATCTTGAACAGCCTGCTGTTGACTCGGTGCCAGTCTGGGAGACCAGCAAAACCACGGCTATCAACGACGTGCGCCGCGCTGACAGCAACTACTATCGGGCCAGCACCGCCGGGAAGACTGGTACTCTTCGCCCATCGCATACTGAAGGCATGTCATGGGATGGTTGGGGGGGTACTGGCTCGAGCGATACTGGCATCCAGTGGGAATACCTGCACAGCGGTTTCGGTATTGTGCGTATCACGGCTGCATCAGGCACTACCGCCACAGCCACGGTGATCAGCTATATCCCGTCTCAGGTAGTTGGCTCTGCGAATGGCAGTTACAAGTGGGCTCGGTATGCATGGAACAGCGTAAACGGCTACCCGAGCACGGTTGTTTACTACCAGCAGCGCCTGTATTTCGCCGCGTCAACCGCGTACCCGCAAACCATCTGGGCCAGTCGGACCGGCGACTATAAAGACTTCGGCAAGAACAACCCTATTCAGGATGACGATCGCATCATCTACACCTACGCTGGCCGCCAGGTGAATGAGATCCGCCATCTTATCGATGTTGGCAGCCTGGTCGCGCTGACGTCTGGCGGTGAATATACGATATCGGGAGACCAGAATAAGGTCCTCACGCCGTCGGCGTTCTCGTTCAGCTCACAGGGAAACAACGGTTCCAGCAACGTGCCGCCGATCGCCGTGGCAAACATCGCGCTGTTTATCCAGGAGAAGGGCAGCGTGGTTCGCGATCTGGCTTACTCCTTCGACGTCGACGGGTACCAGGGTACTGACCTTACAATACTGGCAAACCACCTGTTCCAGAAGCGCAGCATTGTCGACTGGTCATTCTGCATTGTGCCGTACAGCAGCGCATTCTGCGTCCGTGACGACGGGAAGCTTCTGGTGCTGACCTATCTGCGCGATCAGCAGGTGTTTGCCTGGGCGCCACAGTCCAGTGCCGGGAAATACGAAAGCACCTGCTCAATCAGCGAAGGCAGCGAGGATGCTGTTTACTTCGTGGTGAACCGGACGATCAACGGGCAGACGAAGCGCTACATCGAGCGCCTGTCAAGCCGCCTGTTTACCAGTGATGAAGATGCTTTCTTTGTCGACTGTGGCCTGAGCTATGACGGGCGCAATACCTCAACACGCACAATGACCATCAGCGGCGGCACCGGAGACTGGAGTTACCAGGTCGAATACCAGATAACGATTACTGGCGGGGCTTATTTCGTCAACACGGACGTCGGTGCGCAGATCCAGTTCCCGTACTCAGAGACTAATCCTGACACTGGCGCGGCGGTGGCGAAAGAGTTACGCGGCGATATTGTTTCGGTGACCAGCAGCACGGCGGTGGTCGTGCGCTTTAACCGTAATGTACCAGCGGTGCTGCGGAATTCGGCCACGACCAACTGGCAAATGGCTCGCCAGACGTTTGGCGGTCTGTCTCACCTTGAAGGACAGACAGTAAACATTCTCTCCGATGCCAGCGTAGAGCCGCAGAAGACCGTAACCGGTGGCGCTGTCACGCTCGAATCTCCTGGTGCGGTCGTGCATATCGGGCTGCCGATTACTGCTGAATTCGAAACTCTGGACATCAACATCAACGGTCAGGAAACGCTTCTGGATAAAAAGCAGGTAATCCCGACCGTCACGATGGTGGTCAACGCCAGCCGCGGCATCTGGGCAACCACGCCGGGCGGAACGTGGTACGAATATCCACAGCGTGAGTTCGAGTTTTACGACGATCCGGTTGATGATGCAACCGGCAAGGTTGAGGTGAAGCTCGACAGCAACTGGGATAAAAACGGGCGGGTTAAGGTGCGTCAACTCGACCCTCTTCCGCTTTCCGTTCTGGCTGTAATACCACGCCTCACCGTAGGGGGATTCTGATGCTTAATGCTCAAATCGTACCAGCCACCGCAGAGCATATCGAAGCAATGCTGCCACATGTCAGACAGGCAGACATTGAAGAGTTCCTGGCTACAAACGGCTGGAGCCCGCGACGCGTTCTTGAAACCGGGCTGCGCACATCAACATTTTGCTGCGCCGGGCTGGTCAATGGGGAGGTGGTCACAATATTCGGCGTGGCCCCGGCATCCATGATCGGCGGCAGCGGTATACCATGGCTGGTAGGCACTGACGCGCTGGAGAAATATCAGCGCACTTTCCTGCGCCGGTGCGGAAAAGTGGTCAATGCAATGCTGACCGTTTACCCGTATCTTGAAAATTATGTTGATGCCCGCAACCACGTCGCGCGCGTATGGCTGCACTGGCTTGGGTTCACCATTGAAGAGCCGAAGCCGTATGGCATACAGCATCGCCCGTTCCACCGTTTCCACATGGAGAGAAAATAATGTGTAGCCCAGCGATAGCACTGGTTGCTGTGACGGTAGCATCCGCTGCCGCCAGCGCATACAGCCAGAACCAGCAGGCAAAATATACTTCTGCTGTAGCTGAGAAGAACGCAGATATTGCTGAAGCTCAGGCGCAGGACTCAGTCAACAGAGGTAATGCTCAGGCTGATGAGATTCGCCGCCGCAACCGTCAGGCAGCAGGTACCCAGGCCGCCACTATGGGCGCTACAGGTGCAGAACTCTCCACAGGAAACGCGCTGGATATCTTCGGCGATACAGCTCAATTCGGCGCTCTGGATGCGCTGACTACAGTCAATAACGCCCAGCGTGAGGCATATGGCTACCAGGTGCAGAGCAGTAATTTCCAGTCTCAGGCTAATGCAACTCGCAGCGCGAACAGTTCGGCGTTAACCCAGACATTGCTCACAACTCCGCTCAAGGCGTACGGCGCTTATCAGATGGGTGGAGGCACCTGGTCTCCATTCAGCCAGAAGGCTGCGCCAATTAGCGCAGCAGTCGGAACCAGGACAGGGCGCTAAGGAGACATTATGCCAACAGTACCAACTGTAAACGGGCGTCAGGTAGAAAGCAGGGGTTTCCAGTCTCCTGGTCTTCAGGCATTTGATACGCCACAAACCGGTGATGTTCTTGGGCAAGTTGCTGAGAAATATGCTGGTGCATTCGCCCAGGCAAAGCAGCGGGCAGATGTTGCCCAGGCGCAGGATGCATCCCTGCAGCTCAGTCAGATTTCCAGCGATCTGCTGACGAACCCGGATACTGGTCTGCTCAACATGCAGGGTAAAAATGCTCTCGGTAAGGGACAGGAATACACCCAGCAATTCGACTCGAAGGTTGAGCAGATTGCGATGACGTTGCCTGAGGGAGCCCGTTCCGGGTTCATGCAGCAGGCGCAGCAGCAGCGCATTCAGTTTACCTCCCAGGCGGGCCGCCACGAGATAACCCAACTCAACGCCTACGAAGAGGGGCAATTCCAGGCGACGCTGGCGAACAACGGTAAACTTGCAGCAGCTGCATACGGCGATAACGCTAACTATGTGCTATACAACCAGCAGACCTTCCAGCAAATAGACGACTACGGCGCTGCGCATGGCTGGAGCCAGGAACAGATTCAGGCGAAAAAGATTGAGTTCAAGGGGAAGGTCGCAGACGCTTCGCTGTCTCAGTGGTCTGCCAATAACGCTATCGACTTCATTCACAGCAACGGCGAGCTGAGCGATACGGCCACTGGCTCCCGCCGCGCGGTATCGGAAGGCGGTAGCGGTGACGGTGCCCGCGGCATCCGGAACAACAACCCAGGCAACCTCGAGTACAGCAAAACCAACCCGTGGATTGGTCAGACCGGTGATGATGGCAGATTTGCTAAATTCGAAACGCCTGAGCACGGCATCCGCGCGCTTGGCCGCAATCTGCTGTCTTACCAGCGCCAGGGCATTGATACCGTCAGCGACATCATCAACCGCTGGGCGCCTCCGTCTGACAATAACAACACCGACGCGTACATTAAAGCGGTATGCGCGCAACTCGGCGTGACAGCAGATCAGCAACTTGATGCTTCTAACCCTGACACACTGAAAGCACTGTGCGCTGCAATCATCCAGCATGAGAACGGCAGCCAGCCGTACAGCGATCAGCAGCTTTCAACCGGCGTAAGCGCGGCAATTGGTCTCTCTCAGCTTCCTACCAGCACCAAACGCTACACCGGCAACGCGGCATTCGACGCCGCATCTCCTGAGGCACAGGCCACATTCCTTCGCCAGGCAGATCAAATCCGCAAGCAGCAGCAGGCGGAGTATCGCACCAGTATCGACAGCAGGGTGCGTGATGCCAGCGCGGCATACATGCGCGGCGTGGATTTCCCTGATGCACCAACGCAGACCGATTTCCTGGCGGCCTACGGGGTGCGGGAAGGTAATCTCCGTTACACCGAGTTCAGGAACACGCAGATCGCCGGGCAGTACATTGGCTCGTTCCGCAATATGCCGACTAGCAGCATCACAGCCTACGTTGATCAGTTGCGCCCCGGCACCGAAGAAACAGGAGAGGGGTATGCATCCCGCGCTGAATTATTCGATCAGGTGTCGGCGGCGGCCACGAAGGTGATCAGCCAGCGACAGAACAACCCGTTCAATGCTGCAGTTGAAATAGGGGCGTACAAACCGCTGTCCAGCAACAACCCTAACGATATCACGGCAGAGGTTGCCAACCGGTTCTCATCTCAGGAAAGCCTGCGCGCGCTGGGAATCAATGCGCCTATCCTTTCCAGTGAAGAGGCCGCTGCGCTGTCTGAGCAGGTTCGCGGCACCAAAGACGTTAACCAGACAATCAGCCTGTTGCAGAGCATGGGTGAAACGCTCTCGGCTCCGGCCATGCGCCAGGTCGCGTCTGCCATTGCGCCAAACAACGCAGCAACAGCCTATTCCGCGCTGCTGCTTGGCACACCGGATAACCAGTACGACAACACCAAGCCATCTATCGCCTACAGCCAGTTCATCGGCTACAAGCCGACCATGAACAAATACGACGTATCGAAGGTGATCCTGGCCGGTGACCAGTTGCTGAATCCGACCAAAGCGATGAAAGACGCTGGCATTACCCCTGTCCAGTTGCCGAGCGAGGATAAGCTTAAGCGTGCATTCGACGATCAGGTAGGCAACTCATTTGCCAATAACCCGCAGGCGCGACAGCTCAGCTACAACCTTTTCAAAGCCGCTTATGCCGGGATCGCTTATCAGTCTGGTGATGCCTCAATGACGCGCACTGATGCAGCCAATTCCGACGTAGTGGAGAAGGCAGCACAGTACGCCACAGGCGGCGTATACAAGGGCTTTAATGGTGGCGATGTGGTAATGCCGTTCGGCATGGATAAATCCACTTTCAAGGACCGCTACACCGCATCTGCGCAGCAGGCGCTGAAAGATGCCGGGCTGAACGTCAACGCCGCGTCAAACTTTACCCCGGTAAATATCGGCAACAACCAGTATCGTCTGGTCAGCGGCAGCGGGCGCTGGGCGACGGATCCGAAAACCAATGAAGCTATCGTCGTGAGGGTCGAATAATGTCTGATGTATTTTCTCTGGCGCCGGAAGGCCAGGCATGGACCGACGACAAAACGGCGGCCAACCCTGCACGTCCTGAAGACTATGAGCCGACATTCTTCCAGGGCTCGATCGCTGCGCCGGTGCGCGGCGTGGCGGAAGGTACTCTCGGCCTGGCACAGTCTGCCGTTGGATTCAGTAAACGCCTGATCAGCGATCCGGCATTCACCGCCGACGTTGCGCCAACGGTGAATATCTTCCGTGTGATGTTTCCCGATGCCGACAAAGCGCTGAATGAAACCTACGACACGATCGGCAAACAACTGCAGGATGCACGCGGATACGTGAAGCCTGATGCGGGTAGCCAGGGAACCGCTGCCGAGGTGCTTTACGGTCTCGGCCAGTTTGTACCAGCGATAGGTGCGACCATTGTCGGCGGTCCTGCCGTCGGCGCTGCCACCGCATTCAGCTCGACGTACGAGCAGTCCTATCAGGATTTTAAAGGGAAGGGCGTAGACGAGTCGACGGCGCGCAACCTGGCGACACAGCAGAGTTTGTTCAACGCGGCGGGCATGGCATTACCTGCAGCCGTCGGCAGAACGCTGGCAACGCGAATTGCCTCAGGTGTGGCAATCAACACCGGATTCGGCGGACTCAACCGCTACTCCGTTGGCGAAACTCTGGAGGAGAAAGGCTACGCCGAGATGGCGAAACAGTACCGGGTGTTTGACGGTCAGGCGATGCTGGTGGATGCGGTGCTGGGCGGTGCCTTTGGTGGTGCCCATCACCTGGCCGCGCGAAATGCTGACGCTCCGCCATCGGCAGAAACCGAAGCGCCTGTTCCGGTGGCAGAGGTGCAGAGCGTTTCGGATAATTCTCCACATCCTCAGGGCGAAGCTACGTCACAACCCGCTCCACTTGGTGATGGTCCTGCTGTGCCAGATGCCCCGCAGGTAACATACGAATCAAGAATGGCTGAATTGCAGCAGAGTGCAGAACAGCTTTTATCCCGCGGTGACAGGAAGGTATGGCAGTCTGAGGTTGCGAACAGCCAGCGCATCCTGGATAACCTCAACGAGCAGCGTGCCGAAATCCTCGCGGAGCAGCCGTCAGGGAGCGGCAAGGCACTATCGGCCGCCCGCAAGGATAAGCAATCTCGGTTAAGAGCAGTAGATCAGCAAATAGCCCAGGTGCAGCAGCGCCTGCAGGATGCTACCGACACGCTGGCACCGAATATGCCTGGTGGACGTTACTACGAAGCCAGGGCCGATCTATCACGTATCCAGCAGGGGATCATCCCTGAAAGCATGCGCGGTCTCGTCAGGGAGTCAGTCATTAAGCCTAGCGACATTGATGCCGCTCATACGCTGAATGAAGGGCTGTATTACGATCTGGAATCCTCCCCGGTGCTGCACGCAAGCAACGAGAGTATCAACAGCCATGTGGCGGCAATGGACGAAGCCTACCGACAACTGAATGATGGCCAGCCTGTTAACGTCGGGATGATGGCGCGCGGCCTGGATGGCCCTGCGCGGCCCGGAATGCTGGAATCGGCAAACGAGCAGTACCATGCAATGCAGCAGGTTTTCGAAGAGAATGGTGTCAGGTATGAAACACCGTCAGATCTGGCTGGTGAGCCACCGGCGCCGCGCGCCGAAAGTGCATTCACGGCAGCAGACGAAACTGGCGGTCAGGTCAGTGTCGACCCCGACACCGGCCAGGCGATTTCATCCAACAGTTACGACCTGATGGCGGCGCGAGATATGGCAACCACCAATCCGGATCTAACGATTACGCACCCAGACACCGGACAGCCGGCGAAACTCTCCGATGTGCTGGCTGAATTTGATGAGCAAATCAAGACCGTGCAGAACGAATCAAAAGTGTATTCCGTCGCCGCCGCGTGCTTCCTGAGGAACCCATAATGAAACAGGCATGTGTTGAAGCCATTGCGCAGACACTTGGCCGCCAGCCAAAGGCTGACGAGCTGAAAGGTATTGAGGACCGCATCAAAGAAGCCGTGCGCCAGGTGCATAAAAAAAATGCCAGGGAAGGCAAGACTGGTATCCCGGATGCGCAGACGTACATGGAGGCCGCAGATCTTGTTCGTCAGCGCGTTGTGCATGACGTCTATAAGAAGCGCCAGCGCGTCGCTCAGAACGCGATCGCCATCAGCAGGGTGACAGATACCCTCGACTCCAATATCCCACCAGAGCAGCAAACACCTGCCAATTTGCAGCAGTTTATCTTTGCCGGGCGGCGCACGACTGATGGTAAAGATATAGCCGTCACCTCTGCTGAGGAACTGGCGACAGGCGCATATCAGGACTGGTCACGCCAGCTCAGCGCTGAATTGCTCAAGGCTGGTGATGACGTCCGCAAATTCTTTGAGCAGAGCAAGGCACTCGGCGAGCAGCGCTTCCGCAGCCTGTTCGACCAGCAGGCGGCTAAATCTGCGCAGTTACAGATCCTGAAAGAGTTATACGGCGAGGATACCGGGAACCCGCAGGCGAAGAAAATCGCACAGGTATGGAATGACGTCACCAGCCGGGCCCGCCAGGAAATGAACGATAACGGTTTCGATATCGGTCTGCGCGACGACTGGCACCTGCCGTATGTGGATGATGCTGATTTTATTCGCAACGCCGGTCGTGATGAATGGCTGGCGTCGTTGCCGGTGGCGGAGCAGGCAAAAGCGCGCCTTTCAGGCCGACAGCCGCCGATTGAATTTGCCCGCCAGGCATGGGTGGATGACGTTTACAACACGCAGGATCGCAGCAACTACGTTAATCCTGACGGCAGCCCGATGAATGACATCGAATACCGCCAGGCGCTGGAGGCGATCTTTGAAACGAAAGCCACCGACGGGGCCAACAAAATCGACCCAGGCGCGTTCATGGGGACCGGAGGGATAAATAACCGTGGATCACAGAGCAGGGTGATGGCGTTCAAGGATGCGCAGTCCCACTTCGCCTACATGGAGCGTTACACCCAGCAGCCGGTAGCGGGCGTGATGATGTCACACCTTCAGTCTTCATCCCGCGATCTGGGTGTCGTTAAAGCTTTCGGCCCGGACGCTGCCCGCAACTTTTCCTTGGTGCTGGACCGCGTATATCAGCGTGCGGTAACCGGCGGGAAGGAAGTCGGCAAGATGAATGATGAACGCAAAATGGTTGAACGCATGTTTAACTCAATGGCCGGGCTTAACGGTGCTGCCACATCGAGCGTGTTCACTTCTGCAGTTGGTGGGCTTCGTAATCTGATGACCAGCGCCATGCTCGGTACCAGCGTTCTGACGGCAACCAGCGATCAGGCAATCATGCGTGCCAATGCCCAGGCTCTTGGCTTCACCCGCGACGGCATGCGCCTGTCAGCCAACACCATCAAGAACCTTTTCAGTGGTGACGCGAAAAGGGCCAATGCAGAACTCGGCCTGCTGGTGGATTCGCATGCCGCTGTAGTCTCGAAGATGGGCGGATTTGACCTGTCACGCGGCATAACCGGATGGTTTGCTGAGAAGACGCTGAAGTGGTCCGGGCTGATCGCCATGGACCGCGCCAACAAAGCATCGTTTGGCCTTCTGATGTACAAAAACATTGGCGAACTGACCCGCAAATTTAAGACGCTGGACGATGTGAAAGGATCCGATAAAACCATTCTGGCTAACAAGGGCTGGAGCAATGAGGACTGGGCTATCATGGCAGCGGCAGACCTCAAGCCTATGACCACCGCCGGACATATGGGGATGACGCCAGATGCTATTTACGCCGTGCCGGATGATGTGATCGCCGGTATCATGGCCGACCGCATTGCGCAGGTTCGTGCCGGGAGTGATGCAGCACTGGCAGCGCTTGGCGACATGCCACCAGAGCGCCTGAAGAAAATGAAAGAGGCATTCGACGCAGAAGCAGAGCAGACCATCACGCGCATGGTACGTAACGCCCGCGCCGAAGCAGCACAGAAATTGCTGGGTATCACGCACGGCGAGATGACCAGTGCCGTAACGACAGCTACCGGGCTGGATACTTACGCCCGCGACGATGCCGGCCAGTTGATCAAGAGCTTCATGCTTTTCAAAACTACGCCATTCGCCGGGTTCCGCCAGCTCGTAAACAGGGCCAATGATCTTGACACGGTTCCTGCTCTCAAGTTTCTGGCCTCTTACATCGCTGGCACGACACTGGCGGGGATGTTCGCTAACCAGATGAACAGCCTGTTGACAGGAAATGACCCGCTCGACATGACAAAAGTTACAACTTGGATCCAGGCGCTGCTGAAAGGTGGTTCCTTTGGCATCTACGGCGATTTCCTGTTCCAGGACCATACGCAATATGGCTCAAGTATCGCTGCCACCATCGGCGGCCCGGTGCTGAGCTTTGCTGAACAGTTAACCAAACTGCTGATCACTAACCCGCAGAAGGCGCTGAAGGGTGAGGAAACATCATTCGGTGCCGACGCACTGAAGACAGCCCGCATGATCACCCCATTCGCAAACCTCTGGTACGCCAAGGCAATAACAAACCACCTGATACTGCAGCAACTTCAGGAGATGGCGAACCCGGGGTACAACGACCGGGTGAGGGACCGCGCGCAGCGGGAATTCAATACGACGAGTTGGTGGGAACCTGGTGAAACAGCTCCGCGTCGCGCTCCAGATCTTGGAAAGGCGGTGGGACAATGATGGAAATCATATTGAAAATAGGGTTGATGCTGTTCTGGTTTGCCGTAGTAGTTGTAGCTGGTACGGCCTATCTGGGGGCCGTGATGTTCGCTATAAGAAAAGGTTGGCTTGGTGAGACGTCTGCGAAGGTCGTCTACTTCGCGACCTTCGTTATTCTTGCTGGGATAGTATTTAAACTACCTTTGCTGTGACATGTCACAAGGCCGCAAAGCGGCCTTTTTGTTATGTCGTTTCCTGCTTCAGTTTTTCCACACAGTAATCGAGATGCATCTGCAGATCCTTCATGGACATCTGCGAGCTGGTGACGTAGTTCACCAGGGCAGTCAGCTCTGCCATCGGGCCATCAACATTAAAGCCGTCCTCATTCAGTTGTCGCAGCAACGTCATCAGGTGTGATTCTTCAACAAGGGATCGGACGCCTCCCGGCGTGTGTATGCGTTCGGCAAATCCTTTTTCCAGCGGGTGATGATACTGACGTTGCATCTCATATTCTCCATGCAATTACTGTATGAATGTACAGTAGCAAAAGTCCTGGAGACTATCCAGCACGATCTGCAATTTACCTGAAAGGTAATAACTTTCCTGTTTGTTATTCATTCAATTCATATAAGGTTTATCAGGTAATAAACTGTCCTGATGATGCATGCGCGCCGGGCGCTGCTTTACTGGAGACAGGCCATGACGGTATCAACCGTAGTTGACCATAACGATTACACCGGGAACGGCGTTACGACATCATTCCCGTACACATTCCGCATTTTCAAGAAAACAGACCTGACCGTCTCAGTGATTGACCTGAGCGAAAACATTACGGTTCTGGTGCTGGACACCGATTACACCGTGACGAATGCAGGTGGCTATAACGGCGGCAGTGTTGTACTTACCACTCCGCTGGCGAACGGATGGCAAATATCAATTGCCCGCGAGCTGGAGCCGACACAGGAAACTGACCTGCGCAACCAGGGTAAGTTCTTCGCAGAGGTGCATGAAGATGCGTTCGATAAACTGACGATGCTGATTCAGCAGGTCGGTAGCATGTTCCGTCTGGCACTGCGGAAGCCAACAAGTATCGCGAACTGGTACGATGCCCTTAATAACTACATCCGCAACCTGAAAGACCCGAGAGACCCACAGGATGCAGCAACAAAGAACTATGTCGATACTCTGGCAAATAGCAACCTATCAAGAACGTTGAGAACTCCTGAACAGATACCTTCATTACCTGGTATTGAACTCCGTAAGAATAAAATTGTTGGATTTGATAGCTTAGGAAATCCAGTCGTTCTTACACCTGAGTCAGGATCTGCGGCTGATGTTTTGCTTGATCTTGCTGATTACGCGCCAGGGAAAGGTGATGAACTTGTAGCAACCAAACAGCCATACACGGGTGCTAAAAATCAGACAGTTCATACAAAACTGGCGCAGGTCATTAACGTTCTCGATTTTGATGGTGTAGTTGGCGATGGTGTGAATGATGACACGGCTGGTATTCAAGCTGCCGTTGATGCTACTCCGCAAGGTGGAACTCTTAACATTCCAAGCGGAACATTTGTCTTGACAGACGAAATAATTATACAGAAATCAATAACAATTAAAGGGCCCGGCGGAAGGATACTTAGTGACACTTTGAATAGTGATTGTATTATTCAAAAAAACAGTTGGAAGTGTATTTTCAGATTTAGAGCGACTGCCAATGGTTACCTATTCGGTCAGTATGGTCTTACAGCAGTGCATTTCTATGATTTAAACCTCATTGGCCCAAGCAATACTAGCAGATCAACATATGCATTTGCTTGCGATGAAAGTGTAGCAAGTGGTGCATATCATTTCAGAGGGTGGTCTTTCAATAATGTCAATTTTAGATATTTCGTTTACGGATTCTATTTACGCGGAATAATTTATTTGGGTTGCTTTAACAGAGTTAGAGGAACACGATGCAATGCCTTCGCACTGATAGATAATCTTGCTGGTAGCAATGATTTGTGTGGGCAAATCAGATTCCATCAGTGCGAAGGTACATTCTGCGATAACGGGCTTATGCTTAGCCTTGAGAGCCAGACTGGCGATTATGCCGTGAGTCAAAGCACTCTCGCCCATGGTGATAAGGGTATTCAATTCGGATGGGCTTGTCACATTGATATTGGAGACGATGTTTCACTTGAAGACAATCGTGATTGCGGTATTTACACAATCATTCCGGCATCAGTGAGTAATCCGAACTGTGAAGCAGCTAAGAATATTCGTGGGATTAAATTTATAGGAAATGGTGATGACATCTGGATTAACAAAGAAACAACTGCATATTCAGGCGGCGGTTTTTCATGGCCTATGTACATTGACGGCAACACATTTGCGGGCACAACAAGAAAGATTTTAAAGATTACAGGTAACTCGCCTTTTGACTCCCAGCAATTTGTATTTGGAGTATCAAATACATATTCAGGTGGGCTTGTTCCATTGTCGAAAATTGACTCAAATTTCAGAGGTTATAATGCTATTAAAGAACAGGGTAAAATATCAATCAGTGCGAATGTTACAGCTACAACTGACACGAACGTAGCAACGTTTACAATCCCTGCAGGAAAGTCGTGCATAATTTCAAAGTATTCAGCTATCTCGCTCTCTACGAACGCCAGCGGTGGAAATGCGCGATACGCTGCTGCGGTTAGGTTTACCGATGCTACGAACAGTATCGTTCTGAAAGATGTGTCAGGCATAGTGGTAGGTGAGGATTTCGTAATCGCTAGTTCTGGAAACTCTAGGGACGTTGTTGTTTCTCTACGCTCAGACGCTGCGGGCCACACGGCAACGCTGAGTTTTACTTACAAATTCTACTGAAATGATAAATGAGGCAGGCGCCATGGAAGGCACAACTAAGGCTTGACCTTTTGCATGTTTGCTTACACGATCACCTGAAAAACATCAACAGGTGATCGTGTGGGTAAAATATATTCAATTCAGTTCTTGCGTGCCATGGCTGCTATCTTTGTTGTAATCAGTCACGTATGGGCTACTAATGGCGTAATCGGAAAGCCTCTTGGGTTTGATTATATAGGTGGGTATGGAGTAGACATCTTCTTTGTTATCAGTGGCTTTATAATGTGTTACACGATAAAAGATGTTTTAGCTTCACCAAGAAAGGAGGCGCTTTCTTTTATCACGAAACGGATTCTTAGAATATATCCTGTTTATTTTATTATTGCTTCCCCGGCAATAATATATCTGATGCATCAGCACGTTTCCTTTGGCGGCAATCTCTCAGCATATGATGTCATTGGGAATTTCCTTTTGCTTCCTACATTTACGCAAAATCCAGACTATCACATGTTCTATTATGTGGCCTGGTCATTGTGCTATGAGATGATGTTTTATGCTCTTTTTGCACTACTGATGTGCTTCTGCAAAAGAAAGACAACGTTAATACTATCGATGATCGCTTTCATAGTAGGAATGGTTGTTTTCGTTCAGACATTTAGATTGCAGGGGCAGATGCTTGGATGGGTTAATATCACCTATATGATTGGTGACAGTCTGATGATTAACTTTGCCCTTGGATGTGTTGCCTTTCTCGTATACTCACAGATCAGAAATGTATCAATAAAACCACTAATTGCAATTGGTATGATCGCATTGCTAATTGTTATAGGGATAATAAATGCACAACATCAGGCATACCGACTTTTCAGCTTTGGTATCACTTCCTTTGCTATAGTAATGATTGCTTTGTATACGAAGTTGCCAGACATAGAAAAATCCAAAACTGAGACAATATGTGTCTATCTTGGCAATGCTTCATACAGCATTTACCTTTTCCATCTATACGTTGTTTTCGCTTCAGAGAAAATATACTCAATCGTGCCGCTACAGAAAGACGTCACTGGTGCGATAATGAGCTTTGTTGCCGTTATCATGGGTTGCATTTTTTACACATTCATAGAGAAGCCATTGAACAGCATTATTCATGGACGTGTTTATAGGCGCTTACATGCTTAACAAAACTATTTGGTTTTACAGGTTTGGTGCATTCATAGCGTTCAGCGCTATGATACTGAATCTTATCGGCGTGACTGATTTCTCTCAAAAAGTCGTCATCATTGACTGCATAGGTCTGCTTGTCTGGCTCCATGCTGAATGGGATTACTCCAGGCGTGGCCGTGATTAAAATTAGGAATTATCGCTGTTGATTCGCTACCAGTGACCCATATATGGTTTATTGTGTATGATGAACTCACCAACTAAGGGGGTTCATTATGCACATTAAACGGTGGTCACTATGTCGCACTCGTTAACCACGGAATCGCTGAATCAGGGGCTTAGCCTGAGTGCGCTAATGTCTGTGGTCGCGGGTGTGCCGCCGGAGGTGGCTTTAGGAGCACTGGCTGGCGCGGTAATATTTGTTACCTCGGCAGTTGAGTATCCGATAAAGCGGCGGTTACTTCTGGCGTTCCTCAGCTTCTTCTGCGGCCTTCTCTTCTACAAAGCGACAGCATCCATTCTTATCGGTATTGCCAGCATGATCCCCACGATTACACAGGACTCCTTTGAAAAGGGGATTGTGTTTTCTGCGGGGGCATTTGTGTCGGCTATCGTCGCTGTCCGCATTGGCATATGGCTGTATCACCGTTCTGAAAATCCGCGCGACCTGATCCCGGGGAGAAAAGACGATGACCAGTCCTGAGCTGCTTCTCATCCTGAATGCTGCTATCTGCGGCGGCATTGCTATTCGAGTCCTGCTGTTCCGCCGTGAAGGTTCACGCCATCGCTGGTGGGGAGGCTGGCTCGCCTATCTACTGATCGTCGTCGCCGCCAGCGTACCTATCCGGACATTCTACGGGTACTACGTTAGCGCAGACTGGTCAGAAATCATCATCAAAGCCGTGTTCCTGGCTGCGCTCATAAAGACAAAAGGGAACGTGGTGCAAATCTTCAAGATAACGAGGTCCCAGCATGGACATTAAACAATTCCAGCGCGCAGCTGGTATCAGTGAGGTGCTGGCTGCGCGCTGGTTCCCGCATATTACTGCAGCCATGAAAGACTTTGGAATCGAGCAACCGCTGCACCAGGCGATGTTTATCGCGCAGGTGGGGCATGAGTCTGGCGGCTTTACCCGGCTGCAGGAGAACTTCAACTACAGCGTGACTGGACTGGCAGGATTCGTCCGCGCCGGGCGACTCACTCAGGGCCAGGCCAACGCGCTGGGCCGCCGTGCTGGTGAGCCATCGCTACCGCTGGAGCGTCAGCGTGCGATCGCCAATCTGGTGTACAGCAAACGCATGGGGAACAACGGTCCGACCGATGGATGGTTCTACCGCGGTCGCGGGCTTATCCAGATCACCGGGCTTAACAACTACCGGGATTGTGGCAACGGTCTGAAGGTGGATCTGGTCAAGCAACCGGAACTGCTGGCACAGGACGAATATGCGGCCCGCAGCGCGGCATGGTTCTTCGCAACCAAAGGATGCATGAAATACACCGGCGACCTGGTGCGCGTCACGCAGATCATCAATGGCGGGCAGAACGGTATCGACGACCGGCGCGCGCGGTACATCACAGCCAGCAAGGTGCTTTTATGATCAGGGCATTCGTCAAAGCGTACTGGAAACAGTTGCTTATCGTGGTGATGCTTGCTGCTCTGGTAATCGGCTGCAGGGTTGCCTGGAATGTACACGGTGACCGGCAGTACTCCGCAGGGTATGCACAGGCAAAGGCAGACCGCAAAGCCGAAGATGATAAAGCTCGTCAGCAGGACGAACAGGAGAAAGCGACCAATGAACGTGAAGCGCAGCAGAGGATCGACAAGGCGCGCAATGATGCTCTTGATGCTGCCGCTCGCGCTGGCCGGTTGCAGCAGCAGCTCGTTGCCATCCGGGAGCAGCTCAGGCAGTATAACGCCACTGTCGGCGCTGGGACGTCAGCCGCAGACACCGGAGTTTTGCTTGCCGACGTGCTCAGCAAATCTCTCGAGCGAAACCGACAACTGGCGGAGTACGCTGACCGGGCCGCCGAAGCCGGACGAGTCTGTGAAAAGCAGTACGATTCACTGACCAGGTGACATGGCATTTTTCATGGTACTGATTTCCGGTGACGGTATATAAAACGGTACGGTGAAAATAAGGTTGTTAAAAGTTGTTATCAGTCAATTGGTTATGCGTGTCGTAAATAATTGAGTGGGAATGATTTCCCAACCGGATACGTCTGGTACTAACAGGTTCTAAATTATCTCTAAGCCCGCGGATTGCGGGCTTTTTTTTGGGCCATGGCTGGCAACATCATGTCAGGTGAGTGCCAGGTGCGGGCGCAACGTAATGCTATCCATTAAATCCTTATTCGATGCGTTCCACATTTGGATGACGATCGGTTGCGGATTCATGGAAAATGTCACCCAGCCAGCCGGCAATCTCGCC